CGAGCTGCGCGACACGCGCCCCGGATATGTCACGTGAAACATCGCTCGGCATCGTGGGGCTTCTGAAGCACGACATCAACCGCAAACCATAGGAGGCAACTATGGCGGTCAGTAAGGTAAGGGTTGGCGAAAGCCACACCCGCCTCATGCATGCGATCGGCAACGCAATCATGGTGCAAACGTCGGCCTCTCCCATGACGGAGGAAGATATCATCGGTGTGCTCGGGTTTACGCTCGGGTGCGCTATCGCGCGAGCGAGCAAGGGCCGCATCAGCCGGCGCCAGCTTCGCGAGATGGCTGTTGCCAACGTGGACACCGGCTTGAACGCCATGACCTCAAACATGGCAAGCACAAGCCTGATCCTGCCTGAGGGCGTACAATGAGCGCGGCATTCGTTACCATTGCGATTATTGCTGCCTTCATTGGCGGCGTCGTCCTGGCGATGGTGCTTACCTACATCGCAGTCTGCGCCGCAATCGCAAAGGCGCTTGGCTGGTAATGGAAGCCCACGCTCCCGCCCCCTACGACAAGAACATTCTGATGGCCGTCCGCGCCTTCCTCGACGGGAAGGCCAATGAAGGCCAGCAGATCATGGCCGCCGACTGGATCATCAGCGAGGTCTGCAACTACTACGACCTCAGCTACCGGGCTGGTGGCGAGGATGGCCGCAGGGCAACCGATTTCCATGAGGGCCGGCGCTTCGTCGGCGCGCAGATCGTCAAGATGACACGTCCCGAAACGCTCAAGGCGCTTGAGGCCAAACCAGTTCGAGGCAAGAGGCAAGAGGCAAAGGAATGACAGAGGCAGTTGCGGCGGCTGAAAAGACCGTCGATACCACGACCACCGAGAAAGTGGCCGAAACCACCACGCAATCGACCACGGCGGCCACCACGGAGGTGGCCAAGACTTTGGAGGCAGGAAAGACCGCTGCGACCGAAACGGCGTCTGGCGGGGCTGAGAAGACGGAAACAAAGTCGTCTCCATGGGGCGATAACTGGCGCGAGGAAATGGCGGCCGGCGACGATGATGTTGCCAAGGCCATCTCGCGCTACGGATCGCCGAAGGGTGTTGCTCGCGCTCTTCGAGAAGCCCAGGCTACGATCAGTTCCGGTCTTAAGCGGCCCGTGAAGCCTGATGGCAAAGACGAAAAGGCGCTTGCCGAGTGGCGCAAGGCCGAAGGCATTCCCGACGATCCGACCGGCTACAAGCTGCCCGAGACCGTCACCAAGCGCATGGTGGACGAGGACAAGCCGATCCTCTCCTCCTTTACCGAATTCGCCCACAAGAAGGGTGCCCGGCCCGATGTCGTGGAAATCGCATCGGAATGGTACGTCGATATGGTCGAGGCCGCACAGGCCAAGCAGACCGAGACCGACAAACTCGCTGCTGAAGACGCTGAAGATGCTCTCCGCAAAGATTGGGCGAATGGCGAGTACAAAGCCAACATGACGATGGCGAGCCGGTTCCTTGAAGCCGTGCCCGGTCTGGGTAAGGACTGGTCTGGCCTTCGGGCACCTGACGGCCGGTTGCTCGGCAGCATTCCCGAGTTCGTGGCCTGGGCCTCCGACAGGGGTCGCGATCAGTTCGGCGATGTCGCCTTCACCACAAGCGATAGCGAGCGCAAGCACACGGCTCGCATCGAAGAGATCAAGAAGATCATCGGGACCGACGAGTACTACGAAAAGGGTCTCGACAAGGAATATGCCGCGCTTCTCGAAAAGGAATTGAAGCGCAAGAAGTAGGAATTCCTGACACCTGTCAGAGAATGAACGCTCGCTTCGTGCGAGCTTTTTATTGCCCGTCTGGCTACCCCGGAAACGGCTCCAGCCCGGCAACCCAAACTGCCCAAGACGTGAAGCTCCGAATGCTCCCGGCCACCCCTGAAAAGGCTCCGGGTAACGCCTTCGGCCACCCTGCACGGCGGCGGCTCCAAACCCTCAACTCCAAATTGAAAGGATACTGATATGGCTATCGAAGCCGCACAGATTCAGTACCGGCAGGAGTTCGTCGGGGCTTTCGAGCAGCGCGTGAGCCAGCTCAAGGCCATGACGACCAAGGAATCGGTGATCAAGGGCAACCAGGCGACGTTCCTGGTGTCCGGCTCCGGGACCGACACTGCCGTCAGCCGTGGCACCAACGGGCAAATCCCGTACGGCAACCCCACGAACTCGCAGGTGACTGCGACGCTTGTTGAAAAGCACGCGCCGTATGAACTGACCGGGTTCAACATCTTCGCCTCGCAGGGCGACCAGAAGCGCATCATGCAGATGAATTCGATGGCGGTCATCAACCGCGACATCGATCTCACCATGCTTGCCGAACTCGCCAACGCTACCCAGGACTTCCCGTCCACGGCGCAGACCGCGTCGCTGTCGATGGTCGTGGGCGCCAAGGCGATCCTGGGCAACGCCGACATTCCGATCGAGGAAGCGGACAATATGTTCGCGATCATCTCGCCGGCATTCGAGGCGTACCTGGAGCAGACGACGGAATTCGCCAATGGCGATTACGTGGATGTCAAGCCGTTCGGCCAGGCATCCCGTCGTTTCTTCCGTTGGGCCGGTATCAACTGGACCGTTTCCAGCCGCATCACCGGTCTCGGCACCGCTTCGGAGCTTTGCTACCTGTTCCACCGCAACGCCATTGGCTACGCGGTGAACGTCGGCGAGGAATCCGTGGCTGTCGGCTACGACGAGAAGCAGGACACGTCCTGGACCCGCGCCACGATCTACCACGCGGCGAAGATCCTCCAGAACACGGGCATCGTGAAGTGGACTCACGACGGCTCGGCGTTCGTTGCCTCGTAAGGAGACGATCAAATGGCATACGTTCCCGACAATCTCGCGATGGTCATCAACCCGGTCGGCGGCGCCATGCCGCGCGTGTTCATGTACTTCAACTCCGCCGCGGACTCGGACACCACCATCGTTGGTGCTTCCTGGTTCTCGGACGGCGTTACGAAGGGCATGCGCGTCGGCGACCTGGTGGACGCCATCAACACCGGCACCGCCAAATACAAGCGCTATCAGGTTGCGTCGGTCTCCGGCGCGGCTGCTACCGTGGCGGCTCCTACCGCGATCACCTGATCCGCAACCTCGCGGCTTCGGCTGCGGTGTTGCCTCCACACGCGGTCGAGGGGGCCGGCTAACGCTGGCCCCCGAACCGCTCCACAAACATGAGGCAAGCATGAAGATCCCCGCAAATGCGGCGCTCAACGGCGCCGATTTTACCCGTACACTCCGTCGTCTGGTTGTGCCGAACGGCATGACGATGGACGAGGTTTCCGTCCCCGGCAATTGGGCGAACGTCTTTGCCAAGGTCAGCGCCAACGATGAAGTAATCGTCGTCCCCGAAGACAGGACGTGGCGCCTGCACCTGCTTGTTGTCGAGACCGGCGTGGGCTTCGTTCGCACCGCGCTTCTCCATGCGATCGACCTGACCAAGGCGATTGCCAAGACGCCCGTCGAAGACCTTTCCCAGGTTCCCGAGCCGCCGGAAGGCTACAAGGTCAATTTCGCTCCCAAGACGCTCTGGCGCGTGATGACCGATGACCCGGTTATCGAGGTCAGCCGCAATCACAAGACCAAGGCTGATGCCGTGCAGGCGGCGGTCGCGCACTCGCGCAAGGCATCCGGTCTCGCCGCATGACCACCATCGCATATCGCTGGGGCGTTCTGGCGGCCGACAGTCGCATGATGAGCGGCGGCTGGAAGCATCGGTACAGCGCCACCAAACTCTTTCGCCTGCCTTCTGGTGACATTGCGGGCGTGGTTGGCACCTATGCGGAAGCGGTGGCGTTTGTCACATGGCTTCAGAACAGCGAGACCGGCGACAAGCCGGCCCTCAATGAGGCCACGGTTATCCGCCTCCGCAAGGACGGCTCGCTAACGATCTACGAGCAGAACGCCTCGTTCAACATCACGACTGAGTTCGGAGCCTGGGGCAGCGGTTCCCCTGCTGCCAATGCCGCGATGTATATGGGCGCCGATGCGGCAAAGGCAGTCGAAATCGCGGCGCTACTCGATGATTGCACGGGCGGCGAGGTTGCCACCATGAAGTGTGAGATTTGAATGGCCTCCAAACTCAGCATCTACAAGGCCGCGCTGCGCTATCTCGGCAATGCGGCGGGCGTGGCAAGCCTTACAGAGGTCAGCCCCGCCCGTTATGCGCTGGATGATGTCTGGCAGGAGGCGGGCGAATACATGCTCGCCAAGGGCCTCTGGAACTTCGCCATCCGGTCCTCCGAATTCCAGCGCGACGAAGACGTTGAACCGCTGTTCGGCTATCAATATGCGTTCTCCAAGCCCAATGATTGGGTGCGCACCGTCTCTATCTCCATCGACCCCACGTTCACGCAAGGGTTCGAGGACTTCGTTGACGAGACGGATTACTGGTACGCCAACAGCGACACGCTCTACATCCGGTACATCTCGAACGATACGGACTACGGCTGGAACATCGGCAAATGGCGGGAGCCGTTCGCTCAGGCCTTTGCAGCCTATATGGCCTTCCAGTGCGCCTTGCCGCTCTCGTCCGACAAGGGGACACGCAACGACCTGTTCAATCTGTCCAAGGCGCTCCTAACGGAAGCCAAGACGCTCGATGCCGTCGATGACAAGGTGGACTATGCGCCGGCCGGCAGGCTGGTGAGGGCCAGGATTCGGCGAGGTTCGCTGACCGGGACGCTTCGCGGTCTCTAACGAGGCAATCGATACGGCTTGGCGTTGCCAAGCTCAATAGCGGTTCCAATAGGGATGCCGGCTCTGGAAACTCGGTGACGCAGCACTTCGTAGGGGATGTCGTAGGCCTCTGCCCATTCGCGTAAAGTGAGGTCTTTACCAAGGTAGCTGTGCAGGTTTGTCGTAGAACGATTTCGCGCCTGCTGGCGTCGTGTCGCCCACTGGCAATTTGACGGCCCATAGCCGCTATCGTTGTCGATGCGTTCAATGGTGAATAGCGCGGAGGGGCGTTCGCCCATATCGGCAAGGAAGCATTCGAACCCATTCAAAACGCCTTCGCCAATCAGCCAGCGGTCACAAATGGTGATGCCGCGCCTCTGGTAATGGGCAAAGGCCGGATTACTCGGCTGGGTGCAGCGCGCAAGCATGGACTTGTAGCACCGCATGGTCGGGCTCGGGATGCCCATAAGGGTATGTCCGTGTCGTCTCTTCGAGCAACCACAAGAAACCGAATTCCCATAAATCAGATTGGAATGCGACACCTCACGTTTGGTGCCGCACTCACATTCACAGAGCCAGTGCGCTCTACCGTTCTTGTCTTCAACGCGCTCTTGTACGCGCCATTTCCCAAAAGATTGGTCGGTTAGAATGCGAAGCGTTTTCATACGTTTACGATATCATTTGGCGTTGGCGTAATCAATGCCGAGAGTGAATACCTACCTCCAGCATTTTTGCGTTGGCGTGCAGGACAAGAAGCACCTGCCGCGCGTCGATCTGGAGCGGATGCGCCTGGCCGCGGAACAGCAGACCAATCTGCTCCCGCTCACCAGTGGCCCGGCCTTCATGCGCCCCGGCTTCGAATACATCTCAACCACAGACAGCAACGACGCTTGCCGGGTGAAGGAGTTCGTATTCGGCGCCACCGATGCCGCCTTGATGGAGTTCACGGACCAGCTTCTCCGGGTCAAGGTGGAAGACGTGCTGGTCACTCGCCCCACCGTTACCGCGGCCATCACCAACGGCGATTTCTCGTCCGGTACAGGCTGGACCCTCACGGCAACATCGGGCGCAACCAGCACAGTTTCTGGCGGCTATCTCAATCTCACGGCGCTTGCTCGGGGCTCGAAGGCGTCAGCATCCCAGACGGTCACCGTCAACGAAATCGGCACCGAACATGCCTTGAGGATTGTTGTCGAGCGTGGTCCGGTAACGCTGCGTGTCGGCTCGACATCGGGCGGCGATGAATACATAAACGAAACCACGCTGAGGACCGGCACGCATTCCCTGGCCTTCACGCCTACGGGATCTTCCTTCTATCTGCTGTTCCAATCCGAACTGGAGCAGTTAAGGCGCGTCGATAGCGTCACGATCGAAGCGGCCGGCGTCATGACACTGCCAACGATCTGGCTTGAGGCCGATCTGTTCACCATGCGCTTTGCGCAGTCGGCGGATGTGGTTTTCGTCGCCTGTGACGGTTATCGGCCGCAACGTATCGAGCGCCGCTCCACCAGGTCATGGTCAGTCGTGAACTATCAGCCCGACAATGGGCCGTTCACACTGGACAGGACGCGGGCGGTAAAGCTGACCCCGAGCGCAACGGAAGGCAATGGCACGCTCACGGCGTCGGCGCCATTCTTCAGCGCCGATCATGTCGGCACGCTGTTTTCGCTGTTTCATGAAGGCTTCACTTGCACCACGCAGTTGGCGGGTGCCGGGCAGTTCACGGATGCGTTCAAGGTCACCGGCATCTCCAGCACCGATTGGAATGATCGGCAATGGACCTA